GCTCGCGCACTGTGACCCTGATCTTGGATCAGGGATCACAGGTGGCCTAAATACCTTGAAGGCCACCTGTGATCTCCCCCCCAAGGGCAGATAATATCTCTTTCGACTCTCCAACCCTAACATGGGGTTGGGTGCATCGGGCAACGGGGCTTCCCTAAGCTCCTTCGTCGCCAGCCGGGCAGCACGTTCCCCTAAAGCTCCTTCGTCGCCAGCCGGGCAGGGAAGTCTGTGATCTCCCCCCCCAAGGGCAGATACTATCTCTTCCGACTCTCCAACCCTAACATGGGGTTGGGTACATCAGGCAACGGGGCTTCCCTAAGCTCCTTCGTCGCCAGCCGGGCAGCACGTTCCCCTAAAGCTCCTTCGTCGCCAGCCGGGCAGGGAGGTCTTACTTATGACGATAAGGTCTTACAAGTGACGATAAAAGGTCTTAGTTATGACGATAAAATTTCAGTATGTCCCTTCAAGATACGAAATTGTCATATGTAAGACCGATGACGCGACGTACATACAGGAATACGTCACGCAAATGAACGGCGTACATCTCCCTAAAAAAGGATTGGTTACGCACGTTTTATAATTTTACAATTATCGCCAAATAATATAATAAAATAAATAAAAATTAATTAAAATAAAAATCACAATTTCATTATATGATATGGCAACCAGAGATAAGAGATCTAGAAATTGGATGGGTGTTGTTTACAATTATGATGATCCTACTCATCATCACGGTATGTCTGGCTTCACCAACTTTGCGGAGCTCCTCAAAGTTAAGCTCGTTGATGGCGATATCGTTGGCAATCAGATTGCATTCTATGTTCACGGCGATGAAGTTTGTCCCACTACGGGCACGAAACACCTGCAATGCTTTTTCATCTTCAAGGCTGTGCAATCTTTAGCGGCACTTCGCACAAATTTCACTCGTTGGCTTGGTTTCGAATGTACTATTGCTTGGAAAATGGCGGATCAGAACCAAGAAGCTTGTATTGAATACTGTTCTAAAGACAAAACCAACATTCAACAATTTGGAAAGGGTCCCAAAGGTAAGGGTCATCGAACTGATCTCGACTCTGTTGTTGCTGTTATTGAACAATCTGGTAATCTCGCTGATATCGCTCGTCTTTGTCCTACTCAGTTCATAAAATTCAATGGCGGGATAGCGAAACTTATTGCTCTTCGACTTCCTCCGAGGGACTTCAAGACGGAAGTCTATTGGTTACATGGCGAGACGGGAACTGGAAAGTCTCGTTGGGCGATGGAGCAAGTCGATCGATCGGATGTGTATTTGAAAAACGGGGAGAACAAATGGTGGGACGGGTACTGCGGTCAGAAGGATGTGATAATCGACGATTTCCGCCCGAACAAGGAACTAAACTTCAATTACTTATTGAACCTTCTGGGGAATCTTCCGATGATAGTAGAGATGAAAGGTGCATCAGCCCAATTCACTTCGGAGCGAGTTTTTATAACGGCTCCATTGCCTCCACGGGATCTCTATGCGAATTGCGAATGGATCAAGGACGAGAATCTCCAACAATTGGAACGGAGGATCAATTCGACGATTCATTTCACAGCGACGCAGTTTACTCTTGGATATGCGAACCTTCCCCCGCCTTCGGTTCCGACTGCGAACACTTGGCTGAACCATACGACACGTCCGAAGCCGATTATCTCCCTCCCTTCGAGTTCGAAAGCGAAGACGAATCAGAACACACCAACTGTGCCTTTGGAGAATGCTGGTACTGTGAATATGTTGGAGCCATTGGCCCAAGTGATTCCTGTAGTGGACCCGGTGATATTGGATCAGAGCGACAGCGACTCTGACATGGGCAGCATTGATGAGATTAGCGGGGATGAAGAACCCGCTGATGGTGAAGATCTATATGATGAAGAAAGGTCTGTTGAAACAGAACCTCTATCTAGTGATAATGAATTTCTAGCTAGCGAATACGATAGTGATTTTTCTAATTAATTCTTAATTATTACAATTGTCCAACACTTAATCTAGACATCATACTACTAGTACTACTATTAGAATCTTTATATTCCGCTTGATTATTACCTCCAAGCAAGCTATCAAGTAATGTGCCTTCTGGATCATAAACGCTATTAGAGAACCTTGCCCTCTTCTTCTGAATCTTTTCTACCGTTGCCCTTCTGACCTCTGAGGCACGCGCTAAAGATGCTCCTAATGACATTGCATTACGCTCATCTGGGCTTATACCGCGTCTCTTCATAAAAGCGAGCTGGCGCTTCTGATGAATAATAGGATTACGATGATAAATGGGCTTACGATTATAGCGACGAACTGGACGAACAATACGTCGTCGTCTTGGCCTCCTTTTGATTGTCTTCTTAAACCCAGGCCCTTTCCACCATCCGCCTAGCCCTTCTACCTTCTTGCGTCTATATCGTCCTTGTCCTGAGAAGGTGTATCTTCCTTGCATTATACCGGATTCTTGCGCGACTTTAGTTCCCATTGTTAACAACTGTGACCTTGTATGAGCAGGTCTATCGTCAGATGATCTCTCTTTGTAATCTTTATGACGAGAGGCTAATGCTAGAACTTGAGCTATGCTCAATCCTGGAACAGATGAGCTACGACTTGATGCTCGAGTTTCTTTAGCACTACGTTCTTTTTTGAAGACCTTCTTCTCGCTTGCCTTCTTCTCATTTTGTTTACGATCTTGTCTCTCCAGACTGGTATCATAAGCATTAAATTCGGCATCAAATGCTTGCCTAACAGGCAACCTCAGTCTCTGGTACTCATACAGATCTCCCTTCTTAAGATATTCCATCTTTATGATTTACACAAAAGAATTAATTAGGATCAGTTGGATCAAACTTTTGTGATCCCTTAAAGAAAACAAATAATAATCATTATTACAATGGCTTACGGAAAACGAAAGTATTCAAAACGACTTCCCTATGGAGCATACAAATTCGGTCAGTCCATGGCCAGACAGCTTCGCTTTGCGAAGCGTCAAGAAGCTTTACAAGAAGCTGCTCTCGCAGCTTCTGCGGTGGCTTCGACGGCTGGTAACAATCTGCAACTACGTAGAGACGCTGCTATTGCTATGGGGCGCGGAGCCTACGGACTCGGAGACAAAATAAAACGCATGGCTAGTTCTAAATTAGGAAAAGCTATTAGAAGAGGCGCTGAATACGGAATCATGCAAAGCCCTTTCGCTTCTGATTACCAAGGTTTAAAAGCTGCAGTAGCTCCTCAAGGGCATGGACTATACACTGGAATGGGATCTTACCAATCGAATGATCTTATTGATGGCAATTTAAACGACCCTATTCCGGATTTCGGTGGAGACAGTCCGGAGGCTGGTATCATTGTCTCTAAGAAGGAATACGTTTGCGAAATCTACGGACCTGCTAGAATTGGTACTAACACTTCAGTCACTCCGAATGTAGCCATTATGCCTGCTTTCGAAAAAATTGTCATACCCATTAACCCGGGATTAGAAAAATGCTTCCCTTGGTTATCACAACTAGCTGCTAACTACACAGAATACGAACAAATTCAACTAATTTTCACTTTCGTTTCTACGATCGTGGAAAGCAGTAACACATCTAACGGACAAGTGGGACAAATAGTTATGGCTACGCAATACAACACTACGTTGCCTCCTTACGCAAACATGCAACAAATGCTGCAGGCTGCATCACCATCAAAAGGAAAAATAACGGATACCCAATATCACGGTGTTGAATGTGACCCGGAGGCAAATTCCGGATCTCAAGGAAAATATATCAGAACTGGGCCTATTCCGCCGTATTCTTCGGACCCTTCTAAGTTCGATGTAGGATTCTTACAAATTGGTTTGTGTAACGTAGACAGAACGTACGAAAATGTTTCTTTAGGACAATTGTACGTAAGTTACACTGTGCGCCTCCGTAAACCTCGACTACAAACCACTTTGGGCAACACAATTACAAAGGATATCTTCTGCTCAAAAGTCAACGGCGACGTAACTAGCGTTTTTGGTGGGGCTACAGCTGTGCCTCCTGCTGTATGGCCTAAAACTGTATTCGCTTCCACTTTACGAGGACAACAAAACAATTTAGGTGTGAGGTTCACGTACGAAAACCCAGGAACGCTTACCTCCTGCACTCTCTTAAAGCTTACATTTCCTGCGTCTTACGCAGGAAATGTAAAGTTGTTAATGTCTCTTGACGCTTCCGGCACACATACATTCATTATGAACACAGTTGCTGTTGGTGTAGCGGGTGCTAACACTGTGTACTACTCAGGGAATATTGTACCAGTAGCTGACCTATATGGGGTCACGCATGGTGGTATCTCTGATTCCCCTCAGGACACTTTGCTCGTCACTTCAAGCGTTTCTAGCGTCAATGGGGTTCTTTATGTTCACCATGTAAGAATAGACGTCGCTACCAATGGTACTGACAATGCTATCTTCCTTCCTCTCCAGTACGGTGGTGCTATGACAATAAACCAAGCGTACCTGGAGCTAGGGGAGTACAACGGAAGCTTCTCTGGAAAAGCTTTGAATGTGAATTCGGAAGACGCACCAATTTTTGTTAACATGAATAGTCTAGCTGTAGAAAAACCTGATCCTTAATAATTACGTAATTCTTAGTATATTAGAATAATTTTTAGCTAGACAAGCTACTTTATACTCGCTACGCTCGTTTCCCTGCTTCGCAGGGGGGGCCCCGCCACCCCCGCCCCCCCCCGGGGGGGCGGGCTACCCCCCGCCGCCGTGGCCCCGATCTTTGATCAGGGGAGCCCGGGGGGCTTAAAACCTTTAAAGCCCCCCTGTAGCTGCCCCCCCCCCGGGGAGATACTAAGTCTTTCCACTCCCCCACCCCTACCACGGGGTGGGTGGCTTGGGGCAACGGGCGTCCC